GAAGGTGTTAACTACGTTAAGGATGACTTCATGTTGTCTACTGTAGACATCGTTCAAGACCCATCAGCTCCTGATGCATTTGTTAATGGAATCATGGAAGGAGTAGAATGGGTTTGGGATAATGGCATCTTGAAGGCACAAGAAATTGAGGCTTATGAGACTGAAATCAAAAGAACTCCATCTCCTCGCCTAGCCGAAGCGCAGATGAAGATCTTTAAAGATTTTCTCTCGAAACTATAACACTTATATAAGGAGTGTCTAATGTCTAACGAAATGAATGATCAAGTAGATCAGTTCGAAGAAGACATTGAGGCTGTTGAAGAAGCGGCAGAACAATCTCTTCCTGATGAAGAGAAGAAGTCTGTCAATTCAGTTGATCAAGCCTCAGGTAAGACCAAGCGTATGCCAGCTCGTAAGGGTGACAAGCTAAACGCAAAGGACGAGCCTGCCCAACAGGGTAATGTTAAGTTTAAAGAAGATCTCGACGCACTAGTCGATTCAGAAGCTACGCTTTCTGAGAGCTTCCGTGAGAAAGCAGGAGTCATTTTTGAAGCCGCTTTTGCTGCGAAAGTATCAGAAGAAGTTGAGCGTCTGGAAGAACAGTACGAAGAGAAGCTGTCAGAAGAAGTTGACGCGATCAAAGAAGATCTCGTTGAGAAAGTTGACGGTTACCTCAACTACGTCGTGGAACAGTGGATGGAAGACAACCAGCTAGCAGTAGATAACGGTCTCCGTACCGAAGTCGCTGAAGGCTTTATGTCTCAACTCAAGGCTGTATTCACTGAGCACTATATCCAAGTACCTGAAGCTAAGGTTGACCTGGTAGACGAACTTGCTGAGCAAGTTGAAGCACTACAAGAGCAGCTTGGTAAAGTTACAGAAGATAACATCGACTTAGCAGAGTCTGTACGTACACTCAAGCGTGAAGCAGTAATTGCTGAAGCGTCTGAAGGTCTGACTATTGCTCAAGCCGAGAAGCTCGCTAAGTTGGCCGAGAATGTTGACTTTGATTCAGAAGATTCTTTCGCTAAGAAAGTTGCTACTATCAAAGAATCATACTTCCCTGCTGATGCACCTGTAATCGCTGAAGAAACTGAAGCACAAGACGATGACGAAGCACAAGTAGCTTCTTCACCATTGATGCAACAGTATCTTGATGCAATTAATAAAATCAATAAGTAAACCATAGGAGAACACAACATATGTTCGGTTCTGAAAATATCTCTGAGAAGTGGGCGCCGATCCTCGAGCACTCTGAACTTCCAGAAATTCAAGACAAGTACAAGAAAGCTGTCACTGCAGTTATTCTTGAAAACCAAGAAAAGGCTCTTGTAGAAGAGCGTGGTCAGTCTTCATTCTTGAGTGAAACTGCTGCTAACGCTACTGGCGGAAACATCGGAACTTGGGATCCAATCCTAATTTCTTTGGTTCGTCGTGCAATGCCTAACCTGATCGCATACGATATCGCTGGTGTTCAGCCAATGACTGGACCTACTGGTCTTATCTTCGCAATGCGTTCTAAGTACACTTCACAAGGTGGTGCTGAAGCTCTGTTCAACGAAGCTGATACAGACTTCTCTGGTACTGGTACTCACGGTGGTTCTTCTGACTCTTTGGGTCTGACTGGAACTGGTGCTGTTGGTTCTGATACTGTTCCTACTGGCGGTGACACTGTTGACGATTCATTCGGTGTTGGTACTGGTATGGATACATCAGTTGCTGAATCATTGGGTACAGGCGGCGCTGCTCCTGACTTCGCACAGATGGCATTCTCAATCGAGAAAGCAACTGTAACAGCTAAGTCACGCGCGTTGAAAGCTGAGTACACAATGGAACTGGCTCAAGACTTGAAAGCGATCCATGGTTTGGACGCTGAAGGCGAGCTGGCTAACATTCTTTCAGCTGAGATCCTTGCGGAAATCAACCGTGAAGTCATCCGTACTATCAACGTAAAAGCTAAGCTCGGTGCTCAGCAAGCAAACGTTGCTAACTCAGGTGTCTTCAACCTGTCTACTGATGCAGACGGTCGTTGGTCAGTTGAGAAGTTCAAGGGCATGATCGTACAGATCGAGCGTGAAGCTAACATCATCGCGAAAGAAACTCGTCGCGGTAAGGGTAACTTCATCCTTTGTTCATCTGACGTAGCTTCAGTACTTGCTGCTTCTGGCATGCTTGACTACACTCCAGCATTGTCTACTAACTTAAACGTAGACGACACTGGTAACACATTCGCTGGTGTATTGAATGGTCGCACTAAGGTCTACATTGACCCATATGCTGCTAACGATTACATCACTGTAGGTTACCGTGGTACTAACCCATATGACGCTGGTATGTTCTACTGCCCATACGTCCCATTAACAATGGTACGTGCAGTTGGCGAGAATGACTTCCAGCCACGTATCGGGTTTAAGACTCGTTATGGCATGGTTGCTAACCCATTCGTTGGAACATCTGCTCCAGACGATACTGGTACAAACCGCCAG